GTTACTTCTTGTGCTCTGTCGGCCATGCGGTCGTCTAAGTCACGTTTAATTCTTGTATTTGCCATGATAATTATTCCTTATTAGCGCGGTCATACGTGGCGTATGCGCGGATCATTTTATTTCGTTTAGTTACATCGTCCCACGAACCAGCGTCTTTAATGGCCTGTACACGCTCACGGCTTAGTGTGATTGTTCCTGGCTTAACGCTTGATTCATTTGCTACTCGGCTGGAGGCTGTTGGGCCCGCTGAGCGCTTTGCTTGCTTTCCACCTTGCGATGTATAGCGGTGTGGTAAACGTGCGGATAAACGACTATCTAACTCATCCCAGTACTCAGGGTCACTTGGATCCCATCCGTCTGTGGCGAGTTCTTGATCTATTACCTTGGCAATTCTACTATCTGTATCTCTAGCTTGCGGATCGTACCAGTTGTTCTTTTTAAGCCACTTTGTTGCATTGGCTTGAACCTCTGTACTGATCTCGTTAGGCACATTTTGTTTAGGTGTCTTTGCCTGCTCGAGTTGTTGTTTTTTGTAGTACTGTACTTGTTGCAGACGCTGTTTGGCATCTGTCAATTGCTCCAAGTACTCTACCTGACCTGCCGCGTCGCCGTTTTGAGCCGCCTGCAACATCTTCATTTTTGCATATTCAACGCGGGTGGCTTCATCTTCCACCTGTTTGTCGATTTGTGCGAACTGATATGATGCCGCGGTGCTCTCTACAGCAGCCAAACGTCGAGCAAGCTCTTCATTTCGGCGTTCAAGCGTTGTAATCTTGTTTTTAGAGGTAAGATCGCGCTGTCTCTTTAAATCTTTCTTAAGTCTGCGCTCTTCACGACGTGCCTCACGGATTTTTTCGCGTTCTTCGTCAGATTCAGGACCTTCGTCGTCATCTGCGTCTTCTTCTGAGTCATCCTGAGCATCTTCGTCATGCTCTTCTTCTTTTTTGTCTTTTTTTGGTTTTTTGGCTTCTTCGTCCTCAATTTCTTCAGGAAAATCTACCTTTGCAAGGAATGAACCATCCTCGCGCTCCTTAATAGGAACATCTTTTTCATTTTCTGCCATACATACTTTCTTTTTTACAAAAGTTAATCAACAAACGCTTTCATTTTCTGTGCATATTCAAAAGATTGAATACGAGAAATGATTTCACGGGCCTGTAAGGTAATAAACACCACCGGTGCTCCCTCATCCCCTGCGTCAACCACAAATCGGTCGCCACCGTACTTAATCGTACGAACCAAGTCGCCTTCTTTACACCAAGGACCTTCAATCCATGGGGTTAAGTCGTCTAGGTTTCGGTATGCTAAAGGTCCAACCTGAACAACCTTAGCTACAGTCTCATTAAATTTAATCGTTTGTGTGGTCTCATCTACAAAGATGATCCCGCCTTTACTTGCTGTTTTAGGGCGTCTTAGTTGAACTAAAACTCTATCTCCAGCTACTTCAGTTCCATGCTCTACAACCGGAAAACATTCTTCTTCGGATCTAGTATCTGGTTCTTCTTTTGCTTTAACATCAAATGCTGCCATTCGGCTGCCTCCTATAACCTTTACAGGTCGTTTTCGTCTTCCGTCAATATCTCGTTAATAATGTTCAGTATCTCTGAAAAACCTTCATGTCTTCCAACTAGACGTTGGTAATCCTCAAAGGAATTTACATTATTTCCAGCGGTGACGGCTTCCGCTATTTTCTTTTGTTCATCACGCGTGCGCATGATAATTTCACTAATAAAGTCTTTCATACTTATATTAATGCAAATAGGGCAGTATTCCGCCCTAAAAACTGTTATTTTTTGAACAATTTTCTTTTTTAGTTAAGATTTGTAAATTCCAAGGAACATGCAACCCCGAAACTGTTTTTCCTTTTAATGGTACAATATGATCCACTTCGTGCTTTTTCTCTATTTCTTTCCCTACATTTTGCCATTCCAACATTTTGCTGGGAAAAAGCTGCAGGACTATACCACGATTCGGTTAAATATTCATCCTTTAGCGGACGATCGTATCGGTAATGATGAAACATAAATCCATCTTCTCGCAGATCGCCACGTTTAAAAAATTTACCTGTTTGTGGATTAAGTCTTTTCACAGAATTTTTTCAGTAGAAATTGCCTGTCTTAACTTCTTTTAAGTTTTTGTCTGGTCCAACTTTGCTGGAACGAACTTTGTTTTGATTAAGTACTGCGTTGTTAGCACGTTTAGAACCTGAGGTTCCTGTGTCTACTTTAGCTGCTGGACCGCCGCCAGAACTTTGAGTTCCAGTCATTTTGTATGTTTTACGGAAGCCTAATTCGCCGCCGTCTTGTGGGTTTTTTGCCATTATTGTGCTCCTGGTGTGGTAGTTGGTTGTGGTGCTGATGCTTGTTGTTCTAATGCCTGTTGATGCTGTTGATCATTTTGTTGCAGTTGTTGACCGTGTTGTTGCGCAGCCAATGCAGCTTTTTGCTGTGCATCAGCCTGTTGTTTAACTTGATTTGCCTGTACCTCAAATGCCTGCTGTTGTACTGTTAAGCCGTGCTGACGTATATCTTGATCTGATGCAGCGATAGCCTGCATAGCGGATTGATTCTGCTCATGGTCTAATTGGGCCTGCTGTTGATCCATTTGTGAACCCGCAGAGATCATAGCAATACGCTCCTTTGCAGCATTATTGATATTTGCCATTGCAATGTCTGTGGCATTGCGTTGGTTATCAATGTTTGTCTGTGTGGAGTACTTAGCCTGCAACTCTTGAACCTGCTGTTGAAGTCTTGCAACCTCAAGCTGGTAGTTCTGTTGGTCCTGTTGCGTCTCCATCTGCATCTTAGCTTGGGACTCTTGTGTTTTACGCTGAGTCTCAGCCATCTGAGTCTTGAGAATAACTTGAGCTGTTGGGTCTGCATTAGCAGCTTGTTGCTGTTGAGCCTGTTGAGCCTGTTGAACTTTTTGGGCCAGTGCAGCAATTTGCTGAACATATTGGGCCATGTTTTCTTTGGAGTCTTGGTCTACCATTTGGGACGCAAGTGCTAGAGCTTGTTGCGCCTCAATGTCTAATGCGTTCTCTTGATGAAGATTAAGGACATCCTTACCACCAGATGCCTGAGCAACATAGGATCGCATAGACTGGAGGTAATGTAATGTTAAGTGTTGTTTAATATGGTCTAGTGCATGCGGGGCAAATACCGGGCCAATTACTGGGTTTCCTCCGTATGCTGGATTATTAGCGTACTCTAAGTGGACCTTAATGTGGGAGATGTGGTCCTGGTCTGGATACGCTGCAGCTGGTCGTCCCATTGTCATGGAGACATTTTCTAATGCTGGGTTAGACTCAGAGGCACCCAATGGGTTTGGTAGTACTTCCTCTATTGAAGGAATTTTTAATTGATGTAGTACACGACGGTATACAGCACGGATGTCAAACATCCCTGGAGGCGCGGAAGAGGCCATCTGTAGCAGTGCCTGGTTCTGTGCAACACGTTGTGATTCTGAAAATATGTTAGGGTCTGATACTGGGCGCACATCCGAGTTGTATGCAAAGTCACGTACCTTAATCTCTGTCCCGGACTGGTTGTCCATCTCATCTAGGTACCAGTGATTGATACGTGAGATGATTGCAAGAGATTTAGCCTGTGAGCGATGCAACCTAGCATGAATAGAGGAGAATACCTTGGCACCTTGCTCAATAAGCGCCTGGGTTGTGCCAACGGGCATGTTGTTGTTTGCTTCGCCAATTTTTTCTTCGGCGGTGGTTACCACACCCTTAGCTGCGTCTGTTAAGAAACCTAATAAGTTAAACAGTACAGAAGACGGTTGGTTAAACGGCATTGGCATTGCAATTTTGCGGACATCATCAACACCTGGTGCACCTTCAATCTCTACAACTTGCGTTGGCTCGATTCTATCAGACTGTCCACCAATTCTTCCACCTTTGAGCTTAAGTAGCGTCTGGCTGTTGTTGATGTGCGCAGCGTCAAGTAAAGCACGCAGAGCGCCGGTAAGAGCAGCAGATAGCCCACCAATAAGCTG